ATCCAAAGAACATGGTTGAGATAATTTCTGACATTCGGTTGAGAGACCATGTCGAAGAAGAGGTGCGGATTGTCAAGAACTAAAGAGCGCAGTCAAAAAGAAATTCCGACCACCGGATTAAACCTAGACTTCTCCAAGTCGCCGGCGGTCTGGGGGTTTCTGCAGTCCAACGCATTCGTGCGTGGCCTGATGGGGCCAGTAGGATCTGGCAAGAGCTACGCTTGCGCCGCCGAAATAATGATGCGGGCAGTCAAGCAAAAGCCCAGCCCGGTTGACGGCATCAGATATACACGGTTTGTGATCGTGCGTAACAGCTACCCAGAGCTGAAGACCACCACCATCAAGACCTGGCAAGACCTCTTCCCAGAGAACACCTTTGGCCCGATGCTGTGGACACCGCCTATCACCCACCACATACGGCTCCCATCCAGGGGAGATGCTGCCGGCATAGACTGCGAGGTCATCTTCCTGGCGCTCGACCAGCCAAAGGATGTCCGAAAGCTTTTGTCCCTGGAGCTGACAGGGGCGTGGGTGAATGAGGCCAGGGAGCTGCCAAAAGCGGTCATAGACGGGCTGACGCACCGGGTTGGGCGCTACCCTACCAAGAGGGACGGCGGGGCCACCTGGCACGGAATCTGGATGGATACCAACCCGATGGATGACGACCACTGGTGGTTCCGGTTGGCCGAGAAAGAAAAGCTCACCGGTGCCTATGCGTGGCAGTTTCACAAACAACCTGGTGGGGTACTTGAGGTATCCCCAGCGGATCTGCCGGATAACCCAGAAGCCAACGACCATATCTTTTCGGCTGGCCGGTGGTGGAAGTTGAACCCGCGAGCTGAGAACGTGGCTAACTTGCCGGCTGGTTATTACCAGCAGATGCTGCTTGGCAAGAACCTGGATTGGATTCGCTGCTATGCCGAGGGGCAGTACACCTACGTCCAGGAAGGCAAGCCGGTCTGGTCTGAGTACGACGACAACCTGATGTCTGGCGAGGTGGACTATGACCCATCGATCCCGGTGCAGGTCGGGCTGGACTTTGGACTTACGCCAGCTGCCGTCATAGGTCAGCGGTTTGGCAACGGTCGCTGGGTGGTGCTCCATGAAATCGTCACCTTTGATATGGGCCTGGAGCGATTCGGTCAGCAGCTGCTTGCCGAGTTGAATGCACGGTTTCCAAAGGCGCAGCTCATGGTCTGGGGTGACCCAGCCGGTATGCAAAGGGACGCGATATACGAAGTCACGGCATTTGACTATCTGAGAACCCTGGGCCTGCGGGCGCAGCCGACCCCCAGCAACGACTTCAAGGTGCGCCGAGAAGCTGGAGCTGCACCCATGCAACGGCTGATCAATGGTAAGCCAGGGCTAATCGTGTCCACCAGCTGCAAGCTGTTACGCAAATCTCTCGCTGGTGGATATCACTTCAAGCGCGTATCGGTCGGGGCCGGCCAAGAACGGTTCAGAGATAGCCCAAATAAAAACGAGCATTCGCACGTTGGTGATGCATTCGGATATCTGCTGCTAGGTGGTGGAGAGCACAAGCGCATGACCAAGAGCGGATTGTCACAAAACACACAGATAGCCCAAACGGTGGTCAATGCCGACTTTGATGTCTTTGCAGCTCGCTAAAGAGCTAAACGACAACCAAAGGCGAAAGGGCGTGTACTTCATGCCATTTGCCAAAAACCACGCCATGCGGATCAACATCAAATCCGAAGAGGTGCTGGTGGTCGCAAACCAAATCGAGGCAGCTGAGATATTCGTGCAGCAAGAATCCATGGGGGCTGCGGTCACCGTATATGCCGATCACAGGCCGGTGGCAATCTTTGGATTTGTCTCCATCTGGAAGGGCGTGGCCGAAGCATGGCTGGTTGCAGATGACCTGGCTCGCTCGATGCCGATGACATTTACCAAGACCGCCAAGCTTGTTTTAGATATCGCTGAGATATCTATGGCATTGCATCGGATGCAGATAACCATTAGATCTACAGACAGGCGTGCGTACAAATGGGCAACTGCGGTTGGGTTTACAGAGGAATGCCTGATGAAAAAGTACGGCACAGACCAGGTCGATTATTTTTTGATGATGAGGTGATCATGGGCGGTATGTTCAAAAAACCGGATACCAGCGCACAAGAACGAGCCATCGAAGAGCAGCGCAAAGAAAATGAGCGGCTCAAGATGCAGGCCGAAGAAGAACGTCGCGAGCTTGGCGAACAGGCAGCGTCTAAGCGTACAGCCAGATTGCGCGGTGGTTCGCGGATGCTGTTATCAAGTGCGCGTCTAATGCCAGAACAGGGTATTCAGACGCTTGGTTCATCTGACATTGCGGGAGTTTAATCATGGGCGCAGTAACAAATCCAATTCAAAAACTTTTTAAAAAACCAGAACAAGTGCGGGCTGCTGTTGCGCCAGCTGCCGCAGCACCACCCACAAAAACAACTGCTGCTGCGGTTGATGAGGCATTAGCAGCTCGCCGTCGAGCACGGCGTTCAGCTCGCGCACTTTTGTCTGAAGAGCGGTTGGCACCAGAGCAAGGTGTCGGAAGTACAACCCTGGGCGCAGGCCCGATGGTATAAGGATCAATCATGGAAAAGAAAAAAGACAAGATGCTCCAGAAAAAGAAAGTTGCCTCTGTGATGCGCGAGTATTCTAAGGGCAAGCTGCACTCTGGCAAAGGTGGCCCTGTGGTCAAGAGCCGCGAACAGGCGGTTGCTATCGCAATGTCTGAGGGACGCAAGAAAGCTGGCATGAAATGAAAGACGTTTGGGAAAAACCACGGCCTAAAGATTTGGGTGAGCCTAAAAAACTAACCAAGATGCAGAAGGCTGCTGCCAAGCAGATGGCAAAGAAAGCTGGCCGACCATATCCAAACCTGGTCGATAACATGAGAGCAGCGAAAAAATAATGGCTATCTCAGTCAATCTGGAATCGCACAACACAAAATCTCGGTTTGTTACGCCGTGTTATGTAGACAAGGATGGCAATGTATTTGCATCGTCATCTGATAAGCCGTTCCCAACGATTGACATAAACCACCTGCGCCTGCATGAGGGTAGAGCTCACTATGTGTATCACACACACAAAGACGCCGGAAGGCTGGCTGTGGGGTCAAGTATTAACATTGCAATGGCCTTCCCAGCCGGTGTAGCCGCCCACGCTCTTTTGGATTATCAGTGCGGCGGCGAGGCTGAGATCTACATTTATGAGGCCCCAACGACCAGCGGTGGCACGGCAATGACGATCCATCGTCGCAACAGGGACCTGACAAACACCAGCGCTGGGGCGGCTGTCTTAAACCCAACGGTAACCAGCGTTGGGACCGAGTTCTATAGCGAACTTATTACCAGCGCAGAAGGGCAAGGAAACAGAAGTGGCGCCGGTGGTCATGGGTATAGCTTTGAATTTGTCTTAAAACCGCTAACGACATATCTGTTTCGCCTTACCAATGTAAACAGTAGTTCTCAGATGGCTGAGATGAGAATTGATTGGTACGAATAATGACTCTGAAAAAACATCAAAACCCTAGCGGAGGTCTGAATGAGGCCGGTCGAAAGTACTTTGAGAAGAAGGAAGGTGGCGACCTCAAAGCGCCGGTTAAGTCTGGAACGAACCCAAGGCGTGTTAGCTTTGCTGCGCGATTTGGCGGTATGGCTGGGCCTCTCACAGACGAAAAAGGAAGACCAACCCGCCTCAAGCTCGCGCTCAAAGCCTGGGGTTTCGGCAGCAAAGAAGCGGCGCGTAACTTTGCCCAAAGGAACAAAAAGGACTAAACATGGCTGAGATGATGAGACTGTCGCCAGAAGATGTACTCAAGCGACACGACACCGCATTACGCAAGAAAGACGACTTCCGCGACCTGTACGAGGATGCCTATGAGTTTGCCTTGCCGCAGCGCAACCTGTACGACGGCTACTGGGAAGGCAAGGTAGGCGGTGCCAAGAAGATGAACCGAGTGTTCGATTCAACGGCCATCAATTCCACCCAGCGTTTTGCTAACCGTCTGCAGTCCGGAATATTCCCTCCTCAGCGCAAATGGGCGCGGCTGGAGCCAGGCCCGGATATTCCTGATGAGCGCCGTGGAGAAGCACAGGCAGCTCTGGATATCTACACCGAGAAGATGTTCGCAACGCTAAAGCAGTCCAACCTAGATATTGCTATGGGCGAGTTCTTGCTCGATCTGTCGGTCGGTACTGCGGTGATGATGGTGCAGCCTGGGGACGATATCAGCCCGCTGAACTTTGTTCCGGTGCCGCAGTATCTAGTGGCATTTGAAGAAGGTGCCAACGGCCAGGTGGACAATGTGTACCGCCGTATGCGGATTAAGGGTGAGGCAATCCAACGTCAGTGGACGGATGCAAAGATTGAGGGCCAGCTCAAGCTCAAAATCGAAGCTAAACCTACCGATGACTACGAGTTCGTCGAAGCCACGGTTTTCGACATGAAGCGTGGCGACTATTGCTATCACGTTATCCACAAAGAAACCAAAAGCGAAATTGTGTATCGCCGGCTAAAAACTAGCCCTTGGGTGGTGAGCCGTTACATGAAGGTGGCCGGTGAAATCTATGGCCGTGGCCCGGTAATCACGGCCATGCCAGATATCAAGACGCTGAATAAGGTCAAAGAGCTGGTGTTAAAGAACGCATCACTGGCCATTGCTGGTGTATACACAGCAGCTGATGACGGCGTACTCAATCCCAACACAATCAAAATCGTTCCTGGCGCAATCATTCCGGTGGCGCGTAACGGTGGCCCGCAGGGAGAATCCCTCAAGGCGCTGCCGCGCTCTGCAGACTTTAATGTCAGCCAGATTGTTATCAACGACCTAGTTCAAAACATCAAGCGCATTCTGCTCGATGAGAGCCTGCCACCGGATAACATGAGCGCACGGTCGGCCACCGAAGTGGTCGAGCGGATGAAAGAGCTATCCCAGAACCTTGGCTCGGCATTTGGTCGCCTAATCAATGAGACCATGATCCCACTGGTCACCAAGATCCTAGAGGTGATGGACGAGCGCGGGATCATTACCCTGCCGCTTCGCGTCAATGGCCTGGAGATCAAGGTGTCAGCTGTTGCCCCGCTTGCTATGGCCCAGAACATGGAAGAGGTCAGCAATATTCTCCAGTACGCTCAGATTGCAGCCGGTGCCGGCCCAGAAGGTCAGATGGCAATTAAGGTCGGGGATATGCTCGACATGATCGCCGAGAAGCTCGCGGTGCCGCAGTCCATCCGTATGACTAAGGTCGAGCGGGAAGCGAAGATGGCCGAGGCCCAGGCTATGGCAGAGCAGGCAGCGCAGGTCGCCCAGGAGAACCCTGAGGCGGTCGCCCAGCTTGTTGGGGGTATGGCCTGATGTCTGGCGGCTGGGAAGAACTAGAGGCAATACCTACAGATATACGGTCAGCAACGCAGGCAGTAGAGGATCTCAACAAGCTCTGCCTGCGCGTGCTTGGCTCCGAAGATGGCCAAAAATTGATGGAGTGGCTGCGATCCGCTCTGCTTGAGCAACCCGTTGCCGTGCCGGGTAGCGATCCATCATTCGCTTTCTACCGAGAAGGGCAGAACAGCGTAGTGCGGGATTTGGAAGCACGGGTCAAAAAGGCAAGGAGCCTGTAAATGGAAACGCAAGAGAACCAACCCAGCACTGAGAGTAGTCAGGATGCTGGCCTATTGGATTCGGCGGTAATCGAAGAAAACCAAGGTCAGCAGGATGATCCAAGCAAGTCGGAGATATCCCATCTCCAGCCGTCAGAGGAAGACGATGATGGCCCGTTAGAGCGCCCAGATTGGTGGCCAGAGAACTTCTGGAAGAAGGACGATTCGTCGCCAGACCTGGAAGGCATTGCCAAGTCATGGGCAGACCTGCGTAAGCAGATAGCTCAAGGCAAGCACAAGCCGCCGGCTGACGGCAAGTACGACACCAGCGCATTTGGTGACACCCCGGAAGACGACCCGGTTCGCCAGCACGTTATGGGCTGGGCAAAGGAATTCGGTATATCTCAATCAGCTTTGGACAAGCTGGTCGGTGATGTCGTGTCCATGAACATCAATCAAGCGGCAGAAACATCTCGGACTATTGAGCAAGAGCGCAAGGCGCTTGGCCCAAACGCCGAGGCCATCATTAAAGGCATGAGCGATTGGGGTGCCGGCCTGGTACGGAAAGGAGTTCTCTCAAAAGACGATTTTGAGGAATTTAAGGTTATGGGCGGGACAGCTGCTGGAATCCGGGTATTTATGAAGATGCGGGAGGCTTTTGAAGGAATGAAGATTCCGACGCAATCAGCCCCGGTCGAGGGAGCGCCCAGCAAGGATGAACTTTATGCAATGGTCGGAGATCCAAAGTACCAGACCGACCAAGCATACAGGTCGAAAGTTGAGAAGCTGTTTGCTGCGAATTTTGGTGCCTGATCTCCTCACTCCCATCCCCTGGGAGGCTTGAACGCCACCGGGTCATTCCCGGTGGCTTTTTTTCGCTTGCATTTTGTTTTTGTAACCGCTAGATATCTAACTGAGGCCAATCGATATCTCGACCCTCTCCGCAGCGGATGCTGACGAGTGGCTGACGTAACCAGCAAGCACAGGCCCAGAACACCGGCTAACCCAAGCGACAAACCCTTTTTTAACTTTCTTGGAGATTTCAAATGGCGATTTCACTATCTAACGCCTTTGTAACGCTCTTTGATGCTGAAGTTAAGCAAGCCTACCAGGGCAAAGCACAACTGGTTGGCGCGGTTCGTCAGCGTCGGGGTGTCGAAGGTTCTACCGTTAAATTCCCTAAAGTCGGCAAAGGCGTGGCTACTGTTCGTATCCCCCAATCCGATGTGTCCCCCCTCAACGTGGCTTTCAGCACAGTTACCTGCACGCTGACCGACTACAACGCAGCTGAATACAGCGATATCTTCAACCAGCAGAAAGTCAATTTTGACGAGCGTAGTGAGCTTGTGCAGGTTGTTGGTAATGCCATTGGCCGTCGTCAAGACCAGATCATTCTGGACGCGCTGGCTGCTTCTAGCACCTCTTCTGTTGTGTCGGAAGATATCGGTGGCACGAACACTGGCCTTAATGTGGCCAAGCTGCGCGAAGCCAAAAAATATCTGGACAAGAACAACGTCCCGATGGACAACCGTCATGCAATCATTCACGCAAATTCGTTGGCTCCGAAACATCGGTGACCAGTGCTGATTTCAACACCGTGCGTGCTTTGGTGTCTGGCGAGCTGAACACGTTCTTGGGCTTTACTTTCCACACCATTGGTGACCGTGCCGAAGGTGGCTTACCTGTTGCATCGTCTGAGCGCAAACTGTGGTTCTTCCACCGTGACGCAATCGGATATGCAGAAGGCATTGCGCCGCGCACGGAGATCAATTACATCCCTGAGAAGACCAGCTGGCTGGTTAACGCAGTATTCTCAGCCGGTGCAATTACCATCGATGCCGAAGGTATTGTCGAAGTTCAAACGACTGACGCATAAGGAGAACTGACATGGCTTTCGATAAATCTGGTTTGAACCTGGTCAACGGCTCAAAGGCCGGTAATGCCCCGCAGATCTGGGCTTACAAGACCAACGATACGGCTGCAACAGTTGACGGTGCTGGCTATTTTGACAATGGATCGACTACCAATACGGGTATGCGTGATGTAATGCGTGTTGGCGATCTGATCTATGTTTACGCCGATGCCGACAGTTCAGCATCATTTGGACTGCATATCGTTACGCAAATCACCACAGCTGGCGTGATCGACGTAACCAATGCGGTTGCTCTTGGCTCGATTGACAGCGACTAATAGCTAGGGCTGCAAGGCCCGAACTATGGCTGCTGTATATGAAGGCTCGCACAAGGGGTGCGCCATTATTTGTGGTGCAGCCCCTTGTGTCTTTGAAGACCTAGAAAAAGCTCGCAAGATGCGACCAGGCGCTACTATCCTGGGGGTCAATAATGTTGCGGCAATGATCCCAGAAGTGGAGCACGTTTGGACACAACATTCGGAACACTCCGGGATGTTCAAAGAAAATGCTGGCCGCACAATCTATGTCCACTCCAGGCCGAGAAAATTCAACAACGGAGCTGGTCTGTGGATGCTTCCGGTGCCAGACCACAAATGGGCTTTTGTGGATTACGAGTGGCCAACCCTGACATGGGTGGTTGGGTCATCCGGTGCGGCTGGTGCCTTATGGGCCAGACACGGGATGGGGTTCGATGAAGTCATTATGGCCGGTATCCCACTGTCAGCTGACAATCTGGTCTATTCCGATAAGTACCCAAGCAAGCCAACGCAAAACAACGACCAATTCGCAAAAGATAGCCAGGTCAGTCACTGGCTAAAAATCTTCTCAAACCTGGTAAGCGAAGGAAAGACCGAGAATATCTGGTCGATGTCCGGTGCCACCAGAAAACTGCTAGGCGCTCCATGCTAACCGTTGCCTGTGTTCTCAAATCAGGGAAATTTAATCATTCTGCTCG